CCGTCATCCGGTGATCGTATCGTGATGGACCTCGAAGAATGGGCCGTTGTCTGCGTGTGGACTACGTTTGTCGAAGACGCGCCAACAATATACAAAATGTGGGTGAGGCAGACATGAGCAACGTGAAACAGTTTGCGCTCGATATCAATAAGTTCTGCACCAAGACGAAAGAGCAACTGGATCAGGCGTGCCGCAAGACAGTGCTCGAAATCGGCGCATCGCTTGTGCAGAAAAGCCCTGTCGGTAATCCTGACCTGTGGAAGCGTCCTGCGCCTAAAGGCTACGTTGGCGGTAGATTTCGCGGCAATTGGGCTGTCGGCATCAACAATATACCTACCACTGTATTTGACATCATTGACAAGAGTGGCGCGGCATCCATCCAACGCATTACAGAGGGAGCGCAGCAGGGGAAACGCGGTGATGTTTTCTACATTGCCAACTCGCTTCCATATGCAGAGGAACTGGAAGATGGCCACTCGAAGACACAGGCACCAAACGGCATAGTCGGTCCAACTGTTGCGGAGTTCGAACGCTTCATCGCCAAGGCAGTGCATGAGGTGAAATCTTGAGTCATCCATCCATCCGCGCTGCGCTCGAAACAGCACTTGACACCATCACGCCAAGCATCGCGACTGAACGCGAAAACCAGCTTTTCAAGCTTCCTTCTGGCGATATCCCGTACCAATCCGTCGAAATCAAACCTCTTCCAGCCAATAACGCCGTGTATGGCGATACCTATCGTGAAGAAGGATTCATGCAGGTATGGCTGCGCTATCCGCGCAATGTCGGCACAGGAGATATCAACGATAGAGCAATGCTCGTGCGCGACAAGTTCTATCGCGGCAGTTCGTGGCCGAGTGGAGGAATCACGACGCGCATCCTGCGCACGCCATCGATCAATGAAGGTTTTGCTGATGGGAGCAGATGGGTAGTGATGGTCAGCATTCGCTATTTCGCTGACATTGATCCATAACCAATAACGATTTGCAGTACCACCAGCCACCCCCATAGGTGGCTTTTTTCATTTGTAGCGACCTGAAAGGCACCCATAGCGGTGCCTTTTTCTTTTTGGGGAGGCATTACCATGGCTATCGCAACCGGCGTAAATAAACAGTTACGCTACAAGAAGGAAACCACCTGGGGCACAGCACCAGGCCAGTCAAGCGGCAAATTACTGCGCCGTCTGACCTCCGACCTTAACCTGACAAAGAACACCTACGCTTCGAAGGAAATCCGCGCAGATCAGCAGCGCGCCGATTTCCGTCACGGCACACGCGGCGTTGACGGCAAGATTTCCGGTGAACTGTCGGTCGGTACATGGGTGGATTTCATGGCTACCGCACTGCGTCAAGCCATGCAGACTGCCGCCACGACAGGCGCAGTCGTCACCGTCACTGCCGCCACGACCACTGGCACGTTCGGCACATTCACTCGTTCGGCTGGCAGCTATTTTACTGACGGCTTCAAGGTCGGCGATGTGGTGCGCTGGACCGGATGGACCACGACCGGCGTCAACAACAACTCGAAAAACATGATGATCACGGACCTGTCCGCGACTGTCATGACTGTTACCACGCTGGACGGCACCGCAGTTGCAGCGAAAGCCGCAGGCGACTCTGTTACCGGACTCGTGCAAGGGAAGAAAACATTCACTCCTACATCTGGTGCGGTTGATGAAAGCTATTCGATCGAACATTGGTTCAACGACATCAGCCAGTCCGAATTATTCGTAGGCTGCAAGATCAGTCAGGTTGAGGTGAACATGCCCGCAACTGGCATGGGAGAAATCACCTTTACCTTCATGGGCAAGGATCTAGCCAATTCTACGGCGCGAGGCGGTGTCGCTACCACCACGATGTATTTCACCAGTCCGACTGCCGCATCTACAGGCAATTCTCTGGCAGCAGTGAATGGTGCGTTGCTCGTCAACGGCGCGAAAGTGTCGAATGTAACCGGCATTAACTTTTCAATCAATACGAACATGACTACTGGCGAAGTCGTCGGTTCGAATACGCGACCGGATATTTTCGAAGGAACAGTGGAAATACAAGGGCAGATTACTGCCTATTTTGAAGATGCCACATATCGCGATCTGTTTGATAACGAAACGGAAGCATCAGTTATGGTCGCAATGACCGGCGATAACACTGCTGCTTCCTCATTCGTATCGTTCGCGATGACACGCATTAAGGCAGGCGGCAACAACAAAGACGACGGGGAAAAGGGACTCATCCAAACGATTCCTTTCGAAGCGCTTCTGCAGACCGCAGGCGGTGCCGGCACCAAGTACGACAGCACGACCCTCTCGTTTCAGGACTCTTCGGCCTGATATCTCCAATTAATCATGTTTCACCTGTAGCGCCTGCCTTTGTGCAGGCGCTTTTTATTTTATCTACCGCGAAGGAGTAATCCATGGGCAAGGCATCAAACCAAGAAACCACCGTATTTGATTTCGATTTGGCTCAGTTCGACATTCTTGAAAAGTCGAACGAGGGGATTGAAGTGGAACTGGTGATCGAAAAGGGCGGCAAGAAAATCAATACGAATATCTGGCTGCGCGTACGCGGGTTTGAGTCTGATGCCATGCAGGACAAGATCCATGAGCAGGTTGCAAGGCGTATCAAGGAAAACGCGGAAAACGAAGGGAAGCCGCCGCAGTATAGCCGAGAAAAGAACGAGGAAGAAGAGAACGAACTGAACGCGCTTGCGTTGTTGAGTTGGTCGAAAGGTAAAGACCCGTGGACCGGCAAGATTCCGTACAAAGGCGAGATGATTGACTGCACCAAGGAAAACATTCTGCACATGTTCAAGAGCGTTCCGCAGATGAAGGAATTGGTGATCTCCACATGCAGAAGGCGTGATCTTTTTTTCAGGGGCTAATTTCCGATCTGTTGGCGTTTGCAGGAAACGAGTTCGAGCTTGAAACGCCGCAGAAAGACGGCGCTACGTTGCGGTCTGTATTGAACGCAGTGTGGCGTCAGAACGGAAGGAAGCCCCAGCAACTGGAAGAGCTGACATCGGTTCAGTGTCCGGACGTATTGCGTCCCATGTGGAACATCTTCCTGCGGATAGCAAAGAAGAGAAAAAGCAATGGTTTCGGGCCGGAGTATTTGTCTGACGAACAGATCGAGACGTGGTTTCGGTTACGCGGCAGAAAACTGCATCCGTGGCAACTGGAACTGCTTGACAAGCTGGACGAAGTATTCATGAAGCACTACGCGAAGCGGCAGGACAAGGGGAATTAGCATGGCAGAAAACATCACCAGTCTAGGCATTGCCGTTGATACGTCGCAGGTCAAACAGGCGGATTCCGCACTTGACCGCCTTGCAGGGACGACTGGCAAGGCAGCGCAAGGAGTTGGCCGCTTCGAGTCAGGAATACAGCAGTTCAATTCCACTGCTGCTCGCATGGCGCAGGCTGTAGAACAAAACACGCGCACGCAGCAGGCATATGCGAATGCCACTTCCAATGTCTCCCGCATGCTGCAGGAGGTTAACAACAAGGCATCTGACTTTGTGACGCAGCAGCAGTCATTGGCGAGAGCCGTCAATGACAACACGGCAGCATTGGGAAGGCTAGCATCTGCGGCAAGCGATGCAGCGAGCAGGCAGCAGCAACATTCCGCAGCAACTAGGGATAGCGCAGCGGCGAGTTCGTCCGCAGCATCCGCAGCACAATCCTTGCGTGGAGTAGTGGCTGGCCTTGCCGCAGCCTATGCCTCTTTCAAGATCGGCGAGCACATCAAGGAAGTGACGCTGCTGAATGCCCGTTACGAAACCCTTGGTGTGGTGATGGACGTGGTCGGGCGCAATGTCGGCCTGTTGCCTAGTCAAATGGAAGCGACTGCGAAGGCATTGCAGGACACTGGCATCTCAATGCTGGAATCACGTCAACAGGCAACACGGTTAATCCAAGCGCATATCGACCTGTCCAACGCTACGAAACTTGCCCGTATCGCGCAGGATGCTGCTGTCATCGGCAACATGAACTCCAGCGAGGCGTTCGCCACACTTATTCACGGCATCCAAACGTATCAGACCGATGTGCTAAGAACGATCGGCATCAACGTGAATATGGATCAGGCATTCAAGATCATGGCCGACACGCTGCACAAGCATCAGGACCAGTTGACGCAGAACGAACGTGTGCAGGCGGTTCTGAATGCGGTCATGAAGGCTGGCGCTGACATTGCAGGAACATACGAAGCGGCAATGGGTACTGCCGGCAAGCAGATGAAGTCGCTGGAACGCTTCACGGAAGACCTGAAGGTCAAGCAAGGGGAAGTATTCTCGCAGGCGTTTTCCGCATTGATCGTTGCCTATACGGCGCATGTAAAAGAGGCCAACGATCAGATGAACCAGATGGCCTCCAGCGATGCGATCAACCGGTGGGGCAACAATATCGCAAGCGTATTGAAGGCAGTCATCAACGGCATTAACAACGTGATTGTTGGCTTCAAGGCACTGAACAACTGGCAGGAAAAGAACCGCCAGATCAACGATGTTCATGCGGATGCCGAACGGCAGCGCGACAAGATATCGACCAACGTCCTTGGTTTTCGGATTTATAACTCTGGCTCTAGCGCACAGAAGCAGGAAATCGATGCGGAAGAAGCACGGCGCACGGAGGCGGTCAAGGCAAATTATGAAAAGATGTACAAGGACTTGCAGGATCAGGTCAACATCTACAACAAGGCATGGGAACACAACGAGCAAATCCGTACCAACGAGACGAAAAAGCAGAACAACAGCCGTCTCGCTCTGGATCAGGAATTCCTTACCAAGCGTGCTGCGCTTGAGCGCAAATATGGCAACGACAGCGTAAAACTGGCGCAGGAAACGGAAAAACTGCGTCAGCAGATATATGAGCCGAAGGCGCAGTTCAAGGACACGCCTGCGATCAACAAGCCCGACAAGGCTGGCATTGCTGCAGCGAAAAAGCTCGAAAACGAACAATACAGGGAAGCGCTCGCCGAACAGGAGCAGTTGTTCAAGTTTGAGCAGTCGATAGCGAAAACGCAGTTGGATGCCGTTGACCATCTCGAAAAGATGGGTGTTGTCAGCTCTGCGCAGGCTCTCGAACAGAAACTGGCGATCCGTGAAAAGGAAATCACTAACGAGCAGTCATACGTTCAAAAGCAACTCGAACTCGCAACGAGGAAGAAAGACCTCGACGCAAGGGCAAAATACAACGGCGAACTGAAGACGCTGGAGGAAGAGCGCTCACGTATCGAGATGGATACGTACAACAAGATCGCGGAATTGCGTGAAGCTGAAATACAAAAGTCGAATCAGGCCATGGAGTCGTATATCGATTCCATCAGGAAGATCACGGAAGCGGCAAACAATGAAGCATCCGGCAAGACCGCTGATGCGCTGCAGGCTGAAGAAGCGGCACGCACAGCCATCGCTGTCGCTGCGACGGAGCAGCTATTGGCCGAAACGAAACTCAGCGAATACATCAGCGAGACGGAGATCGTCGCGTATCAGGAACAGTTGGCATGGCTGAAGCAGATACAGAAAGCGCATGAGGATGCAGCGCAGGCATTGAGCGAAAAGCGGATTGCGGATGACGCGAAGAGATCCGCAGAGCAGGCTACGCAATCGTGGAAGCAGTCATTTGACCGTATCGAAGGCTGGCTGTCGGACGCGATCATGCGCGGCTTCGAACATGGCAAGGGCTTCATCAAGACGCTCATCGATGCGATCAAGGCTGCATTTGCGCGCCTGATCCTGCAGCCGATCATCGCTCCTATCGCGGCAATCGGCGCGAACATCTTCTCTGGTGGCGCATATGGCGGCGAGGCTGGAAGCGGCATGGGAGGCTTGCAGCAGGCGTATCAATATTATCAGGGTCTTTCTGCGGCTGGTGGCGTAGGCGGTTATCTCGGGCAGGGCGTATCTGCGCTTGGCGGCTACATGGGTAACGGAACCCTGCAAAATATCGGATATGGCATGCAGGGCTATACGGGCGGCACCTATGGCGCATCCGGCGTTAGCTTTGGAAATGCACTCGGCACAGGCGTCAATTACGCTGCTGGTGCATATGGCGGCATTGCACTCGGCAGTGCGATCAGCGGCGACTACGGCAGCCGTTCCACAGTCAACATCGGTACGGCCATCGGTGCTGCTGCGGCTGGTCCAATTGGTGCGGTCATCGGCGGGGCTCTCGGTGGGCTTGCGAACCGTGCGTTCGGCATGGGCAACAAGGAAACCACCGCTCAGGGCTTGATGGTGGATTTTAACTCCGACTCAACTTCCCATTTCGCCAACTTTCAGGACTGGAAGCAGAAGGGCGGATGGTTCAGGAGCGACAAGAGCGGCGAAAACACGTTCGCCATTCCGCAGGAGCAGGCAAACGCGCTGTCCGAACAGATGTTCAAGATGAAGGATAGCGTCAATTCACTGGCTAAAACCATCGGCGTAGGCACGAGCCAGATCACCAGTTTCTACACCAACTTCAAGGTCCAGTTCCAGCATACCGGCAACGCTGAAGCGGATGCAGCAGCCAATGCAGCAGCGGTGCAGAAAGCATTCGGGCAAGTTTCCGATTCGCTGGCGCTGATGGTGATACCGACTCTGAAGGATTACCAGCTTCAGGGCGAAACCAACACGCAGACGCTTGTCCGTCTGTCGGCGGAATTTCAGGCAACTGACAGCGTGTTGCTGGTGCTCGGCAAAACATCGCAGCAGGCGTTCGGCACAGTCGGCCTCGCATCGATGGCGGCACGGGATCAACTGGTGCAGTTCGCAGGCGGTATCGATGCGCTGACAAATCAGGTCAGTTTCTACGTACAGAACTTCTACAACGATCAGGAAAAGCTCGACCTTCTGCAGCGGCAGCTTGCGCCGGTCATGCAGCAATTGGGCGTCTCATCCATCCACACCAAGGACGAGTTCAAACAAGTTGTTAATTCGATAGACCTGTCCACGGAAGCCGGCAGGAAGATGTATGTGCAGATGATGCAACTGGCTCCCGCATTCAACGAACTGTCCAATGCGCAGGAACAGGAAGCGGAGAAGCAGAGGCAGATGGCGGAGCAGAGACGGCAGCAACTGGAGCAGGAAATCCAGGCGCTGTCTCAGGCGGCAGAGGCGCATCGTCAATACATCGAACAGTTGCGGCAGACCGCGAACGATTCGCTGATGCCGGACGACATGAAGCTGTACATGCTCCAGAACGAAGTCAACGCGATGTTCGACTCGTGGGGGCTTCATATCAGTTCCCAGCAGGATTTGCTCAATGCCATCGCCAAGTCGAAGTACGGGCAGAGCGAACTGGAATACCAGCAACTGCTGGAGATCGCGCCGAAGTACAAGGAAATGCTCGACCTGCAGGACAAGTTGGCGCAATCGCAGGAAAAGACCACCGGTTCCGATGCGGTGGACAGGCTGCAAAGCACGTTCGATGATATCTATCAGTTGCTTGACGATG